ACTGACAAATCATGCCGGGAAGAAATGGCGTCGTGTCTTCCACAATGACCGCTATACTATCGGGCAATTGATAATTTATTTGCGCCGTTACTTTATTGCTGGCAATGAAAGATTTGATAATTACTTGCTGCCCAACAATAGAAATTGTTGACCCAACCATGTCAGCCGTAAAATAAGGCTTGGAACAGGTTAGCGTTGTCAAGCCTGTCGTCGTATCAAATGAAATAACTGCGCCAAGAACCGCCCTGCGATAGAACGGCATTTTAATGGCGCCCTGCCCTTCGTCAAAAGCAAACTGGTAAAAAGACCAGTTGCGCGCCGTTCGATCCCACACGGCTTGATATGGCCTCATGCGAGGATAACAAATAAAGATCGTATCTTGCGCTTGAGCCCAAGTAATAAGGTCAAGCGTATTATTATCCCATATGAGCTTTGTCGGATCGCTTGATACGGCAATAGAATTTCCGACCAAATCAAACAGTGCGACTTTGTTAGCCCCAAATCTCAGCGTAAATTCTTCGCCCGTCGAAACACGGATAAAGTCTCCGCGCGGGCAATCGGTATAATAAAGTATCTCTCTGCCGGGGCGAGGAATGAGCTGGCCCGTTGCTGTTGACTGCCAGTTAAGGACAGTCTGACCGCCCTGCTTTACAACGTCAGTGTCGGTCCTGCGTCGAGCAGACTGATTGATCTGCCCGCCAGAAAAATCAACTTGAATGTCGAGTTCTGATTTACCGCTCAACGGAGATACCACCCAAATCTACGGACAGTGCGGATATGTTGTAGCTTAGACTTGAACATAACCTTTGGTGAATCTTCTTGGGCGTTGCGGGCAATCGCTTCTTTAAGAAGCATCTCAGCCCTGCCGTCATACGCCCCTGAGCTTTGCATATCTTCATTTAATGAACGATAGAGATTGGCCTCAATCTTCATTCTTAGACATGCAACAAATCCAGTAGACCAATCCTGCGCCCCTTGCGGGAACTGCGAGTATTTAGCCATCAAGCCCTTCGGGGCTTTGGTGTGAATGTTGTCGCCTATGACGGAATAGGTCAGGTCAGGTGGCCTAATATCTGCCATTGCGTGACCAAATGCTTTTGTCCAACTATCGAGCTTTTCTTGATCGTCTGTGCGCCACACATTGATAAGCTGGAGACAGTCTACAGGCTTGGCGTAAACATCAGAATAGCCGGGATAAGAACTATCGCCCAACCTTAAAAGAGGAGCAACTTCTGTAGAGAAGTTCCAATCTCTAACACCTAAAAGATAAAGGACATTTTGCTCAAAGGCATTGTTTGCCGCGAGCCATTCGTCAGAAGCGTCATCATTAATGTTTACGGGATTATTGCCCGTATTGATAAGGGCTTCATTAAGAATCTTCAGCTTGTCGCTGATGTCATAGACGCGCCGTTGAGGATAAGCGTCTGGATAGGTGATGTTGGGATTGTTAGCCATGACGGGAACACTACCCATCGGCATTTTTTAGATCGACGCACCAAAAAGCCGGAGATTTCTCCCCGGCTCTTTTTTGGTAAAGAAGAATTAACCTCTTGTAGGTGTCGGCTTCTTTTCTTCAGCTTTTGCTACAGAACCAAAGCCGTTTTCGGTTTTGCTATACTGATCTGGAAAACGCCGGATGGCGTCAACAAGATCGATTCCATGCAATGATACAGGAACCACACCCTTAACAGGGTCTTTGTAATAGCCCGTAACCCAGAAGTTATTTCCACTATCCATTGTCCGTCCTCATTAACCAGCGTCGTAAGTTAGCCAAGCATTGCAAACTGCGTTAGGCGCTGTTCCGTTAAGATCAATGCCAGCGCGGATATAACGATATACAATACCAGAACGGAAGTTCAGAACTGGAATGTAATCAGTTTCCCCGGTAGCCACAGCCGGAGAAGCGCCAGCCGCGATGAACGATGGGGAAATTGCAGAGCGAGCCCCGCCAAAGTCCTGCACCGTTAACATCTCAACATTGCCAGCGGCAAAGTTAGGGTCGTTAGAACCGAGAAGATACACAGTGTATTCCTCAGTGCCAGACGACTGTTTGCGCGAAACCCAATCGATGATGAAGTAACCATCGAACAGGCCCGGACCAACATCGAGCTGAACAGGGTTGCCGCCGCTTGTGAAGAAGCCAGAAGCCGAAAACGTCTGAGGCGTAATGTCACCCGTAAAGCAGGTAGCCGCATCAAATGTGCCGACTTTCGTTGGTGGATTAAACGGAACTGGCGCTCCGTTGTTTCCAATAAAAGGACCAAGTGCCATTGTCGTTGTCTCCTTACAATTTGTTACGCTGCAATTTTTGCAGCGGTGATTGACGTAAGGCGAGCGACAGCGCGAGGATGTTCGCGGGCGATACCCCAGTCCCATTTGATGTGGGTTGAGCTGAACGGAGCGCCGATCAACTGACCCTCTGGGCGAACGGTAAGAGGCGTCTGCTCAATTGAGTAAAGGCCACCGTCACGCAAAGAAACACAGTAAATCGATGCCGTCTGAGCAGCGCCACCACCAACACCAACTTCTGTGAAAGGCAGCATGTCAGGTGAATCGTCAGGCTCATAGCCGAACAGGATCGGAAGACCCTTGTAACGCATAACGCGACGACCAAGCGGATCTGCTTGATCGTAAGTCACCGTGTTGTTGGTGAGCTGTGGATCGCGCGCAGAAGCGTCGAGATAAGGCATAAGTCCGCGAGGCATCAGCCAATGCGTTGGCTTGTTGACGAGCCAATACAGGATGTCGAGGTTAGCGAGCGAAAGAGGGCCGCCGCCAGCCGTAACAGAATTGTTCAGAAGGTTGCCGCCCGTTCCTGCATTGGTAGCAAGATTGAGGCAACGTGACTGAATACCATTCGGAGCCGTTGGGTTCAGATCGTTGTCGCTTTTAATAAAAGCAGCCGTAAACATTTGCGCAAGAGCAGTTGTCTTCAGCTTGATCTGACGAGCTTCGTGATCTGGGCCGAGACGATCTTGGATCGCGCGGTCAACTTTAACGTATTCGTCAACGAAGAACGTGTCTTCTTCACGGAGGTTGAAGTGACCCGTTGCTTCGCCGCCAGCCGTGTTAAGGCCACGGAAACCAACCGATGGGACATTCGCAATGTCCATATAGGCGCGTTTACCGTTCTGCGCAGGAAGAAATGGCATTGCTGCCATAAGGTCAGATTCAGACGCCATATTCTCCACGAATATGCGCGTTGGGCTGTCCTGCTCCATTGTCTTGGCATATTCCAAGAGGGTAATTGGAGCAGAGACGGAGCTATAAATAGTAGCCATCTCAGTTTACCTCGTTAGTTAGCACCACGGCGGTCATGCTGGGACCGAGCCGCCCAGCGTTGCTCGAACGTCATCTTGTCCCAACCCTCGATGTCGCCGCCGCCAACGCCATCGCGCCCCAAACCATTGAACGATGACGCCCCTTGGTTTGTGAGAGCCTTTTGAATTTTCTCGAATGATTTAACGATGTCTGGCGTGTGCAGCGTATAAGCCAACTGCGAGCCGACCTTTTCGCCAAAGGCAGAATTGAACCAGACCTTAACAGCATCAACGCGCTGCGCGCCGTTGTCTCCAAGAGCCGTGAACAACTGTTTACGCTCTGCCTCAACCTGAGACATGTAATCTTTTTGAGACTCTGCGGCGAGATTGACGTAACGCTTAGCTAAGTCCTTATACTCAGACTTTGTAAGGTTCTTTTCTAACGCAACTTCTTGCAAGAATTTCCACATGCGATGGCTTGGATCGATTTTAAATCCTTGTGGGACTTCATCGCCCTCACCAAGAACACCATAGCCATCTGGCGCTTCTGGCATTTCAGCGCGGCGCTTTGCAGCAAGTTCATCTTGCTGACGTTTAAACTCATTTAGCTCTTTGAACTTATTGCCAAGCTCATCATATTTGACGCCGCGCTGCGGATCATAAAACTCCTCAGAAACCCAAGCAGGGCGTGAAGGTGGTTCACTTCTCTGTTGGGAGACGGCGGGAGATTCCGCGCTGTCCAGTCGCAATTCCGCTTGTGCGGGTGCGAGCGAGTTCTGCTGCGTCAGGTCGTCTGTCATGCGGTTGTTCTCTAAGTTCCATTAAGGTTAGAAGTTCGAGCGCGAAACTGCGGCGACCTTCATTTCTTTCCAACGCACCGGCCTCTGATCCAGCCGGAACAACATATTGAAGTGTGCGAAGAAGAAGCTGAGAGAGATATTGAGCGTCTGCATAAAGACCTAAACGCTTCAAACCTTCTCGTTCTTCATCATCTGGAAAAACCATTTTGATCCTTTATTTATTGAGGCATTTGCGCTTCTGGCGGCATTGGTGGTCCACCACCGCCCTGTGGGATTGCAGGTGGCTTAGGCGGCAATGCGCCGACAAGTTTCTGCATTTGCGCAACAGCCGCAGCTTGTTCGTTTGGATCGCGCTGAACCCAAATTGAATTGACACCCATTTTGTTGGCGATGTTCTTCAAGGTCTTCTGACCATCGGTCGCCATCTTCCATTCCTCTGGGAATGAACCAGCGCCGATCTGAGCGAAGCGCGCAAAGAGCGCGACTTCTTCCTGCTCCGCAGAACGGATCGCAGGGTTGTAAGGCAGCATTGCAATTTCATGCTTTTCGCCGCGCACACCTTCAACCGTCACACGATCGACAGCGCCGGATTTCTCAAGCAGATATTGGAATCTTGTAAAGGTGCCAGCGCAAAACTCTTGCCAGAACACAAGACCCGGTGTGCCGATACGACGCTGTGCGAGCGTCATTTCATCAAGCCATTGCGTTGCCGTTGGTGGCGTCTTTCCGTCTTGTTGCGGCCAATCCAAGAAGAACAATTTCTTGACGCGCGCTTCAATCTCATTCGTCATGTAGATCGCAGGATCTAATGGCGGGAATGAATAAAGGTTCTTAATAGCTCCTTCTTCGCCGGGGCGAATAGGATAAGCCATGCCTGACTCGATGCCGTCTTGAATGTTTGTGAATGAACTATCTGGGAAAGAGATTGGTGGAGATAAAGCAAAGTCCACGTTACGGACTTTCATTGCCGCCAGCTCGTCAACGACACGGAGATCGGGCAACGCTTGAACCAAAGGCCCGACCCCCCACGCCCAATCGGGCGTAGCGTTGAAACGCGCAACAACTAACGGACAGGAACCTTTGCCTCTTAAAATTGCTTCGTGGCAAATAAAGCCATCAATGGTAATCGTGTGCTGCCATTTCTCGACGCCGCTATCATCGTAGATGCGCCAGAATCCCCATACAACAACGCACGATTTATTCTCATCACGCTCGCCGCGCTCAACCACCTTTGGCGGGATCTCGACATTGTTTGGGAGAATAGCTTTTAAATATCGATAGCGCGTGTGACGAACGACAAAGCGATCGTCAATACTGCCGTCAGGACCGACATTAATCTCAAGCTCGCGGATAGGAACACACTGAACGACAGGTGGTTTCCATCCATGATCCTGCTCGATCCATAGCGCCACAGTGCCAAGCGCAAGGTCTGGATTAAAAGCCTTGCCGCACTCTGCGTAGAAATTGCTGGCAAGGATCGATTGAAAGATAATCTTGTCGGCGTCAGCCGTGGCCCGCTCGACCATAATCCGCTGATCCAATGGGACGAATGAAGCCGGACGGCGCGTCAACCATTGTTGGGTTTGCGGGAAAAACGTATTGATAATGACTGTTGGAAAGTCGCCAGCCAACTCAAAGCCAAGCGATGTATTGATCTGCGGGATGTCAAACCATTTGCCCTGCGGCTTTGGGCTTGATGAATTTACCGTAATGGCGCGATGAGGCGCTGCAAAGACGTAGCCCTCGCGGAAATCAAACTCAAAGGGAGCTTTTTGTTTGCGCGCATCGGCCAAACGCCGACGCACAGCAATCTGTAGCATCTCTCTATTTCTGACAGGCTCTAGTTGCTCAATAGCAAAAATGTCAGCCATTAGGCCGTCCCGGTCGTGCTATTAATGGCGCCAGAATTAATGGCCGATTGAAGCGGCATAACCGTCTGAGCAGGAGCAACGCCCGACGCGACTGTGCCAAGATTCTGGTTTGCGCCAAGGATTGAATTGGTCGCACCAAACTGGCGAAGCATGTTCCATGTGCCGGATGATACGTCAGCTTGAACCTGACCAACCTGCTTCTGGATTGCAGCCTGTTGCTGCGCGGTCATCTGAGCTTGTTGCTGAGCTTGTTGCGCTGCGGCTTGGTCTGCCTGAGCCTGTTGCTCGGCTTGGAACTGAGCCTGTTGCTGAGCCATCTGTTGCTGCATTTGCTGTTGCATCTGCATCTGCATCATCATCATCATCATCATGCCCATGCCGCCGTCGCCGCCGCCGCCACCGCCCATGAAAAAACCCTCCGACCAAAATTAACTGGCGGGAGGGTATGAAACGCTCAGGCTAAGATCGACGCACTCAACTCTTTAGATGTTCAGCTCCATCTTTAATCAATTCCCAATAAAGCTGGTCAGGCGTGACAACCCACCACCTTTTGAATCCTAATGAATGTTTGACAAATGAAACGCATGTAGCAAAGCCACGAAATACAAATTCTCTGTCTTTGACATTGGCCCTTACAATAGCGCAATCGCCGCCAGATAAGACCTTGGCTATGGGCGCCACACCATTTTCTGTTCCGTGGACGGAAAAGATATGGACCCCTTTAAAGTCAAAATCGACATAGACCCATGTGTTTGTTTCGACCATATAGCGAAACAATGAGACATGTTTAAATTCGCCGGGGGTTAGTTTGCCATACCATGTCGAGGCGTTGCGCCAAAAGGCTATGCACCAATCGTTGCTGCCATTGGTCATGCGTGAATTTTCCTCAAATCCTTGCGGCCTTTTTCCACCCTGACATAGCGAGGCAATGAATTAACGTGAGATCCATTAAGGACTCGGCCATTGCCAAGGAACAAAACCATATATTGCAGACAGTCACAGATGTCTGAATACTTGTCTTTCTCAGGCGTAGGATCTTCGCCAAACATCAGTTTGCGCATTTGATACTTGCCGGACATGCCAGCAACCAATGTAGGACAATTCATGGGATCGACATTAATCCTTGGACCGCCATTGACCAGCTCATTCAAAGCCTGTTCGACGGCCATGATGCGCGTTTCGATATGATTGTTTTTAACTGGCGCTGGCGTGACATTCATGCCATTGGCGCGGAAAACATCATAGGCTGTTCGCTCGTCAGCTTGACCGCGATCTTGGCCCTTTGGATCGCCAGTGAAGCGATACATCGCTCCGGGGAAATGCTGATCGAGGAATCTTTTTAAAGCTGGCGCAAAGGTTGCCGCCCCAACGCCATACATTCTAAATTCGCGTAGGATGTAGAGCCTGTTCCCGATTTCCTGCGCGACAAGAGCAGATGGGCGACGACCAAAATCCAGAGCAACAATGACAGCGTAAGAAGGATTATATTCAAGACCGCGCGGTGAAACATGCGTCTCTCTCCTAAACATTGGCCATACAGGATCGCCGTCAACCACAAATGTTATGCGGTTCATAAGTCGGCTATCAATCCATTGTTTAGATTTTCCCCGGCGTTTTTCAGAATAGAAATGATCTTCTAGCCACCGCGCATTTTCCGCTTCTGGGTTTGGAATATAGTCATTGACGGTCTTGCCATCTGCCGCAAAAACTTCAACCAACGCTGGCGGTTGCACATAATATCCCCAATCGCTTGGCCAGTATGATCGATCTTCTTCTGCTACTTCGTCAGGATAAGGCACCTCTGCCGTCATTTGAACAAGCCAATGATCTTCATTAGGCGCGTTAAGATCGGCTAAGACGCCAGACCATTTAGAGCCACCATCTTTTAACGCAGGATAACGACCTGTGCGACTTTCCGCTTCGTCAAAGATAATCTTCGGAATATATTCAAGCTCGTTAAACCAAACGCCCGTCAACTCTAATGATCTGAGCTTGGCAATGTCTGACTCGTCATCGAGGGCGAGAAAGATAACTTCACATTCAACATCAGCCCATTTCATCACATGGTTCATTGGTTTGCCCCAATTAAATCTCCCATAGAGATTTTCTGGGAACCAATCGAGCCACGTTCTTACGGTTGTGTTTCGTAGAGCTGGATAATTGTTTCGGATGATCGCCCAACGGGATCTTCTGATCCCGTCGAGCGGTGATTTGTTTTGCTCGGCAGCCAACATAGCAATCTTGATACAACTACATGAAGAAGTGCCGCTACCGATAGGACCGCGAATAATAGAGACATGACGACGATCGACAAGATACTCAGACAGAATTTTTCCGTCAGGCTCGTAAATTTTCCGTCCGTATTCATCAATGTCTAACGCCGCCACGCAATCTTCCTTCACAGATATATCTTTTGTGCTTTTCCTCAGTTGGCTTGAGGCGGTCTGCCTCTGCCACGCAATCACCTATGGTTGAATAGCGGCGAATATCCTCGCAGACTTCGCCGCTAGACGACATGAATGTGCAAAGCATCAGCACATAAATCATCCTACTACCCATCCAATAACGACAGCAATCACCTCGTTAATGAAAGGACACTCAGTCGGCCAAGGCGCTGCAACGCCTTTTTTAACTACAGCCATAAGCATCATGCTATCTCCATAAGGTAGTCAGCCACACTCATTTTGAGACTTTCCTTAGACGCTTTAGCAATCAGCATGTCGCGTCTTTCTTGCTCGCCGAACTCAACAACCTTGGCGTCAGACCGTTCCCATGTTGTGAATGTGCCGTCAGGATTTTGGATGATAAACGCCACGCCAACTGGACCAACACCTTCTGCCATCCAGTAGCGCGCGCCACTTACCTTTGTTCCCCATTTCTGAGCATATGAGAAGACAAGCACATTGTTGAACTTGTCTCCCTGCCATGTCTCAAACTCAGGCAACAATTCCTCATACACAACAGTTTGTTCAGCTTCGGCAATGATTGTTGGAATACATTGCCAAGGGTCTGTCTCAACCTTGTTGTAGTAATTGCCGGGAACATACTCGACATTGCCCCAACCAATTGGCGGGTTCATCACAACGATACGCCCGTCTGGGTAATCGTCGCGCCATTCTGCAACGCCAAACGCAGTTCTAATCTGCATGAACCATTTATTTAAAAATGTTCCATCGGCAGCATAGTTTTCCTGCGCCATAGAGTTGTGATTGCTGTCATAGTAGAAATTGGTGGTATAGGGCGCGACCGCCCCATCCTTTGTTGAATACTGGAACTGGCGAAGACCAGAGAAGAAAAACGGCCAGTAGTTTCCGATATAGACTTGCTGCGTCATCGGACTAATACTCAATAATCACAACGCCGCCACGACCAACGTAGCCGCCGCCGCCACCGCCAGAGTTGTTTGCTTCGCCAGCACCACCCGCGCCAGTGCCATAACCAGAGGTAGGAAAAGTGCCGCCAGATGTTCCCAAGAAGGAACTGCCGCCAGCGCCGCCAACAGTTTTTGGGCCATGCGGCGTCGTAACACTTAGTCCCGGCAAACCATTGCCGCCTGACACTGCATCAAGATTGAACATTACTGCGCCGTCAAAGCCATCGGTTTTCACAACACCGCCGTCGCCCGGCTTTGTGAAGCCTTTCTTCTCACTGCCTTGCACATAGCCACTCTCGCCGCCTTTGCCGCCCTCGCAGTAAAGATACGATGATGCTTTACTTGCAAGACGGAAATAACTTTCAGTTCCGTCGCCTAATCCTTTGTAGTTTGAACAGCCAACGCGAACCTTAAACGCATCACCAGCCTTAAACTTGTAGCCGTAGAACATTGCGCGAGAATAAGCACCGCCGCCGCCACCAGCGCCGCCAGAACCTTCATTCGCGTTATTCGACCAGCCGCCACCAGTGCCGCCGCCGCCAACAACCGTCACACGGAAATACTCAACTCCTTCCGGCAACGTCCAATCATAATCCTTTTCGTAATATGTGTTATTTTCAAAAACCCTGCGGTTTAAGAAGCCAACAGCATCGGTCGTGTTGATCACGCCGTTTGCATCGACCTCTAGGCCCTTGCCGATTTGAACAATGCCCGGAGTTGCCGTTGTTGCAAGGCTTGGCGTGACAAGACCATTTGCGTCAACATCCAAACCACCGCCAATTTTAACAAGGCCAAGGTCTGACTTGCTTGTCGTTTTAACGCTGACAACACCCTTTGCATCAACGTCAATGTTGTTGCCAACTTGCACAACGCCAAGTTTTGCTTTGGTCGTGTAACCAATAGCGTCTTGTATTGGGCCAAAAGCAACCGA